TTGCGATTCGTCTGTCCGTTGCCCTAATCTGTGCACCACGTTTCGGCATTGCCTTTGTCTGGCTTGCGGTACCAGTTGGCTGGCTTGCAAACTTTTTAATCTCCTATGTGGCTCTTAGGAGATCATGGCCGACTAATAAAATGGCATCCATTAGTTAACTTCCCATTTATCGAGCAGTTTAACACAAAAGGAGCAACCACCGTAGTTGCTCCTTTTCCTATATCCCCGAGCCGCAAGGCTTTTTTTATGCCATTTTTCCAAGGAGGTGACGCAGAATGTCCGACAATTTCGGTCTTAAAATAGGTCTTGAGGGCGAGCGTGAATTCAAGAAATCCCTCGCCGAAATCAATAATTCATTCAGGGTACTAGGCTCCGAAATGAAACTGGTGGATTCCCAGTTCGATAAGAATGACAAATCCACAGAAGCCCTAACGGCCCGCAGCGAGGTTCTGAACAAGGAAATCGACCAGCAGAAACAGAAGATAGAAACGCTCCGTTCAGCCCTTGCAAATGCGGCAGAGTCTTTTGGTGAAAACGACCGCCGCACTCAAAGCTGGCAGATACAGCTGAACAATGCGCAGGCGGCTCTGAACGGCATGGAGCGTGAACTTACCTCCAACAATAACGCCCTTGATAATGCTGACAAGGGCTTTGACGAAGCAGGAGATGAAGCCAAGGACTTCTCCAACTCCGTCAAGAAAGCCGCCGACACCAGCGAGGACGCTGACGGAAAGCTGAGCAAGCTCGGAGATACCGCAAAGAAAATCGGTGCGGCTCTCGGAACGGCTGCGGCGGCGGTCGGAACAGCCTGCGTTGCCGCAGGAAAAAAGCTGTGGGACATGGCGAACGATGTCGGTTCGGCTGGCGACCAGATCGACAAGACCTCGCAGAAAATCGGAATAAGCGCCGAAAGCTATCAGAAGTGGGGGTATGTGTTCGAGCGCTGTGGCGCTGACGTGAACAATCTCCAGACGGGAATGAAAAAGCTGTCCACCGTCATTACGGACGCGGTGGGCGGCTCGGATTCCGCAGCCGAAAAGCTGTCCGCTGTCGGGCTTTCCATCGAGGAACTGAACGGAAAATCCCAGGACGAACAGCTTAGCATGGTAATCACGGCTCTGCAAGGCATGGAAGCAGGCGCAGAGCGTACCGCCGCCGCAAACGACCTCCTCGGAAAATCTGCCGTGGACATGGCGGCGGTTCTGAACACAAGCGTAGAGGAAACCGAACGTCTGAAGCAGGAAGCCGAGGATTACGGCATGGTTATGAGCAACGAAGCGGTGGCGGCTTCAGCCGCTTTTGAGGACAGCCTTACCAAGCTGTCGCACACCGCAGGCGGTCTGAAAAACCGCATGGTGGGTGAACTCCTGCCGGGAATTACGCAAATCACGGACGGCCTTGCAGACCTCCTCGCAGGCAACGAGCAAGCGGCGGACGAACTGAAAAGCGGCGTTACCTCTGTTATCGACACTATCCGAACGTTGATTCCGCAGTTTGCAGAACTCATAACCTCGATTGCGGGAGCAGTCCTCGAAAGCGCTCCGGGTATCATCAAGGCGCTTGCAGACGGACTTCTGTCGGCTATTTCGGAGCTTACTCCGACCATTGCCAGAATCGTGACCGAAATAATCTCGGCTCTGGTGGGACTTCTGCCGCAAATCGTGTCAGCCGGGGTGGATATTCTGCTGTCGCTTATCAAGGGTATTGCGGACACGATTCCACAGCTTGTTCCGCAGATGGTCGCTGTTGTCGTGGAGATAGTGAAAACTCTCGTGGACAATCTCTCGCTTATTCTTGACGCGGCTTTACAGATTATAACGGGGCTTGCTCAGGGCATTTTAGATTCACTTCCAGTCCTCATTGAAGCGCTGCCGCAGATAATCACGGGAATTGTGGACTTTCTCATCGGCGCGATACCGCAGATAATCGAAGCGGGAATACAGCTTCTAACCTCGCTTGTGGCGGCTCTGCCGGACATCATCGCGGCAATCGTGGAGGTAATTCCGCAGATAATTGACGGAATAATCAAGGCGGTGATTTCCGCAATTCCACTCATCATCGAAGCAGGAATCAAACTGCTCATCGCGCTTGTGCGGAATCTGCCGACAATCATCACGACCATTGTCGCGGCTATTCCGCAGATAATTTCAAGCGTTATCGATGCCATAATCGGAGCGATTCCGCAGCTTGTTGCGGCGGGCGTTCAGCTGTTTATCGCGCTGATTGAAAACCTCCCGACCATCATCGTGGAAATAGTCAAGGCTATTCCGCAAATCATAACCGGCATTGTTGACGCATTCGGCGGCTACTTCGGCAAGATGGCGGAGGTCGGCGGAAATCTGCTGAAAGGTCTGTGGCAGGGTATTTCTGATGCGGGCGCGTGGCTCTGGAATCAGATAAGCGGATTTTTCGGCGGCATTGTGGACGGAATCAAGGACTTCTTCGGAATACACTCGCCGTCAAAGCTATTCGCAAATCTCGGCGGCTTTATGGCAGAGGGACTTGGCGAGGGCTTCGGAGATGAGATGAAGGACGTTTCAAAGAGTATGCAGAACGCTATTCCGTCTGATTTTGATTTGGATATGAACGGCACGGTTTCGGGCTTCAACGGAGTACAGACGCAGGCGTTTGACATTACGATTCCGCTGAGCATTGACGGTGTACCTCTCACAAAGGTAATTTCGAGAATACAGTGGAATCAGAACAAGGTGACGGTAAGAAATGCGGGGGCGGTGTGATGGTTGAGATAATCGTGACCGAAAACGGCAATGTGCGAGGTGTGTTTACAAGGGTGATTTCCGCATCGCTTACCGACAGTCTTAACGGTGAATGCACATTTCAGTTTTCTGTGATTTCCTCGATGGCTTCGGAGATATTCACGGGGCTGGAGGTACAGCTGAAAAGCGACACGCTGAACTACCTTTTCAATGTAGTGAAGGTGTCGAAATCTCTGTCCGGCGGCATTGCGATTTGCACTGTGGAGTGCGAACACAAGTCCTACGAACTGAACAACGATGAATACAAGCTGACTGAATTTGACTTTGAGGGCGCTCCCGGTGAGTGCCTTATTTCTTTGCTGCAAGGCACTTCGCTGACCGCAGGAATCTGCGACCCGACCGTCCCTATAAAGCTGAAAATTAATCGAGAATGTACCCGCAGAGCCGCCTTAATGCAGCTAATTGCGCTCTGCGGCGGCGAAATCGAGTACAACGGGACGGAAATAAATATCCGTTCCCACCGAGGTTCGCAGGATTACATCGGCATTATGGACGGGAAAAACGTGTCCGACCTCACAATGGAAACCGACAACCGTTCCGGTACTACAAACTACGGTCTGACGCTGTACAAGAACGTCAATTTCTCGGTCGGCGATAACGTTCAGATAGTGTTCCACCCGTTCAATCTCAATGTGAATACCCGGATAATCGCCATGAGTTTCAATCCGTACAACTGCCGTGAAATCTCGATCGAGGTCGGAGATTATCGTCCGAGCATTTCGGACAATCTCTATCAGATGGAGCAGAAAACAAACGAGATACGCAAGGACGTGGGTGAATCCACAGCGGAACTGAAAACCGCGACAAACAGCGCGGATATTTCGGTTACAGACAAGTCGCAAAGGCTGTTCCGCATTACTTACAATGCGATTCAAGCGACATACGCGGCGTTCTGCTCGACTGTTAAATTCGTGATTTCAGCCGCAGGAACTCTCGCATTTATTCTGAAAAAGAACGAAAACGAAATCATGCGGTATGAGGAGTATTTCAGCGAGGGTCCGCATACCAAAACTTACACCTATCCGTTCACATCGGAGGTCGGTCAAAATACCATGTCGCTCAGCGTGATTTCGTCTGATGGCGCAGAGGGTAAATTCCCGAAAATGCAGACCTGGGGCTATGTAATGGGCGCTTATCTCGCCGGAGATACACCGTGGGACGGTTACATTGAAGCCCGCGAGGACGAGGTTCGTTTTACTATGCGCCGAACCGTCAGAAAGAGCATTGTGCGTACATCGGATACTCTGCTGTTTGAAATACTCAAATCGCACAAGTTCAAATTCAGCGAACCTATGCCAGCTTTCATTAAACGTGAGAGGGAGAGAAAAACGCTTGAACCTACTGTACGGGCGATATTCCCGGACGCATGGAGTCCGAAGATAATCACACCGCCGCCAATAACCGTGGTGAACGTATCGAACAGAAAGCTGTATCTTGAACTGCGAAATCCCGTCAAGGCTGATGAAATAGCGGTTTCTGCGTTCACAATGATAGTCACCACCGAAAAGGAAACAGTCCGCTTGCAGCCGATTTCTGCTGATTTTGGCGTGGGTGATTTCGGCAGTATGATTTGGCTTGCGTTCGGAAGTTCCGTGATGAAAGACAGCGTTCAGAGCATTACGCTGCTGTATGACGGAGAGGTCGGTAATCTGACTGATGTGCTGAATAACGCGCCGTGTAACAGTTTCCAGACATCGTTTATTTATTCACCATTCGAGGAGGAAGAAACATGATAAAAGGATGTGCGACCATTCAGATTTTTGATGAAAATACGGGCAAGGTAGTCCGTGAACTGCATGAGGAAAACATGATAACCAACGCAGTGGACACGATTCTCAACCCACCCGATTACATCGAAATCGGCATGGATTCCGACAACGACCGCAGCTTCAATATGCTGCGTGATTTTGTGGGAAACATTGCCGATACTGCATTCCGTGGAGTTATTGTCTGCCGTGACAAAATCCCCGAGGACGGCAATAATATGATGCTCCCGTGGACGAACGAGGAGATAGGTCACGCAGGAATAGCCAACACGAACACGGATACAAGCATAGGCACTTACAACGCTAACGAAAGCGGCCGCATTGAGAACGGCAAGGGCTACCGCCATGTGTGGGACTTTGCTTCGGACAAGGCGAACGGCGAAATCAGCTGTATCTGCCTTACCACCAAGGACGGCGGCACAAACGGAATGCACCATTCCTACTGGAATCTGTCCTGCGGAGGAACTGACCTTAACAGCAGTTCTCTGGACTCGTTCAAGCAGGCATATCACACTATTGTCGGGCGGTATATTCCGGATTCGCAATTCAACTGCGGGGTTTTCAAGTGGTTTTATATGGGCAGGCTGACGAATGGAAATGTGCGGCTCCTCGGAAAGCATATTCATGACGGGTGTATTTATGAGGTCGTTATGTTCGACCCCATGTCGATAAGCGTAAGCGCGGAAAAGCCGTTCTGCGGCATTATAAGCGTGAAGAAAGTCATAGAGCTGTTTCCGGCTGCGGAGCGTATTCCCAATTCGACCTATGATAACAGCTATCATCATGGCGGCTATTTTTATGACTGTAACACTACAAATGCGGACTATGTACCGCAGGAGGAAAAGGAGAAGCTACGTCAGGATTGGGAGAACACCCCCCAGTGGCTTGCGTATTTTCCGTACGTTATCGGTGATAAGATACATATTGTTGCGACCTCACGCTGTCATATCCATCACTATATTTTCAGTCTGTCCGACTACTCGCAGGTTTCAAAGAAAACCATCGAAACCGACACGTTGCTCCAAATGTATGGCGTGGGATTTAAGTATGAGAGAATCAGCAATTCTTCATCGCAGTACAGATGGTTTTACGGCGCGGGTGTGAACGGCGATTACTGCAATGTGCTGAGCGCGTTTGAGTGGGACGATAAGTATTTCGTCATTACTAAATATCCGCTGATAGACGGGAAAGAAGCGACCGGAACAAATAACTTCGGGCAACTGC